GTTACCCAAAGTGTAGATTTAGCTTTAGCATCAGGAGACGTTTCTCAAATCGTAGCAGGATCTAATATTACAATATCTCCTGCTGATGGTAAAGGAATTGTAACTATTAATTCAACTGGTGGTGGTGGTGGAACAGGTGGTATATTTGTTGAAACTGGTTCATTTTATGCCACTACAAATGATTTACAAATAACAGGTTCTCTTAATGTAACAGGAGATGTTGATTTATCATCTTCCTTATACGTAAATAATAACATAACTGCATCTGGTATTATTAGTTCTAGTGCTCAAGTAGTTGCTTTTGAAATAACAGCATCAGGTAATATAAGCACATCAGCATTTTTACAAATAAGTGCATCTCAAAATCCAGGACAAACATATGGAGTACTAGTAAGAGATGAATCTACAGGATTAGTTTATTATACGGGTTCATATGGAAGTGGAGGTAGTTCTACAGTAGATGGAATTTTTAATGTTGTAACAGGTGATATATTTGGTACAACTTCTTCATTACAAGTAACAGGAAGTACAATACAACAATCACCATATACAACTACAGGAGCTAATATAACAGCTTCAAATGCAGGAACAGGAGGAGGTGTAGATAAATATGCAATGACTATAAGTGAATCCCTATGGCATTATAATGATAATGTAGGAATACCTACATCAAAAGCATGGAAAACAGATTTAGATGGTTCATATTTTAATAATTTTGACCATAATACAGACACTTCAGAAATTATAAGATTTATGGCTGGTTTATTAAGTGCTTCTGCACCAGATGCATCACCTAATACGCGTACTTACGCGAGTTTAGGCGTAACAGCCACGAATGCTGGTACTGGTACAGCACCTAGTGGACGTGTACCTCAAACAAGTACTAACGACACAATTAATTATTTACAGTCTAAAGGATTTGCAACAGCAGGTCAAACTATATTTAGTGGAATAGGAAGTATTGCAAATGAAAGTACATATAATAGAGCTTATAACTCTGTAGCTGGTGGTTCAACTATAGTATCATCATCAGTTGATTCACAACTATTTGGATTAGGAGCTATTAATTCAGCATTTAATGTATCTAGTTCACAAATGAATAGATGGGCTGATAATAGTTCTAAAACATTAACAATATCATCAGCATCAGTACACTTTTTAACAAGAACAGGAGCAGGAACATCTGATGGTTTAACTGTTGGAAATATATCAACAGGAAATAATTTAATTCCTGATGCTTTCCAAGATGGTAAATTTGAAGGTGTATTTGATCAAGGTTGGTATAATGGTGGAGTATCATTAACATCTCCATCATCATCAGGATATTATTATTTATCTCAATCTGTAGGTATACAATCTGGATCTTCTGATTATTCAACATTTTTTGCAAATGATACAGAAGTATTTTATGCTCCAACAACACAAATTAATACAAATGTACCAACAAATACTCCAACTATAGGATATTATGGTAGTCAATCAAGAACTGCAACATCAAGATCATTATCAGGTGCTCCTTATTTACTAACAGCTACTTGGGCATCTTCAGCCTCAATTACAAATGCATTTAATCCATTATATGCTGCAAGTTCTACATTTGCTAGAATATTTGAATCAACAGGTATATTAACTATAGCAGCTGGTGGTACTGGAGTAGATGAAGGAAGCACAAATGGTGGTACAGTACAAACATCTAATTTTATATATGATTCTACAGGAACAACTGCTAGAACAATTGGAACAATTCCAACTGAAGATGATTTAGTAAAATTAACAGGAAGTTTAACAGTAAATGCTGGAAGTAGTGGTGATACT